CATCATGCCGGCTTCGGCCGCGCCACGCTGTTCAACAGCATGAGCAGCCTGAGAGAAACGGACGTAATTTTCCGTCTTGACAAACCTCATGCGCATACGTCTCCCCCCGTTGTTGTTACTTTCCAACAGCCTGGACGACCGATTCTTCCCAGGCGAGGCCTTCGTACAGATAATAATCGTACAGGTCCGCGTAGCATTCGGACTGAACGTATTCCTCCACCCATGAATAATCTGCCGAGGTCCAGCGGTCCCGGTTGCGCATCAGCCACATATAACGTTCGTTGGGGCTACCGAAGACCGGACGCCGGGTAGGGACCTGCGGCGTAGCTTCGGCGGGCTGTTCCACAGACGTGTTCAGGACCGATGGTTCGGATTGAGGCCGGGTGATGGAGTCGGCCATCATGACGTATGTCGAAGGAGTTTCAGGAAACTGGATCGTGGCCCCGGGAGCGATGGACTGGACTTTGTTTCCAAGGCGAGCGAGTTGAGCTTTCTCCCGTTTAGCACGGGCAACTTCAACTCGGCTGGGGGGGAAGTAGGGAATTACATTCCCGTCAAGAGTGGCATTGCATATACGCTGTCCGGTCGTTGTCCAAACATAGACTTTTGACGAATCCCATACGTCATATCGCACTTCTACGATATCGCCATGAAAGTCTGTCAATGCATCGGAGAAATATCTCCCACCAAGTGCTTGCACCTCTCCATTGCGAACTTTTCTATGCTCGGCGGGCATAAAGAGTTCGTCTCGAAGTGCTTCAGGCACATTGAAAGGCTCCCAGCCACTATTGCGAAATGATTCCCAGGCTTCATTGGGCGAAGGGTGACGTAACCTTCCTGTGGTTTGGTCCACGATCTTCTTCAAGCCCCTGTGGCGGGTATTGTTGTATTCTTCGACTCTGGCCAGAATGAGGGGCTTAAACTGCTGCCATGTCGGCATCAAAGGCGATGCGCCATGGTCCTTGAGATGTTTCCTTGTCAGCTTGAAAACCATCTTGCCCGCGTCAGGGTCCATATCCGCGTGCGTACAGGTCGGCAGCATTTTGGATAACGGGCCACAAAGCGTCTGAACGCCCCTCTCCATCAAACCTTTGCCCTGCGGACGGCCGGGTATCGAATGCGTCAGCTCGATGCCCAGGCGATCCATCATGCCGGCTCCCCTAGTGGTCATCATCTGATTCTCATACCCCGACCCATTGTCCGTGTAGAACATGGCGGGAATTCCGGCGAACAGGCAGGCCATGCGCAGGGCATCCAAGACGACAAGCGCGCTTTCGCTCAACCCCACAGACAGCCCCACGCAACGGCGCGTGACCACATCCAGGACGAACGTTATTTCCGGCTTGAAGGGCTTGCCTGTTAGTGGGTTCAAGACTTCAGCGTCAAATGTCGTTCCATCGGCCGTGTAGAAGTCCCCGGGCAGGTACATGGAGGCGTCGCGGCGCATGTGTGGGCGGAGCTTGAGGTGGGCGTTGCCGGTTTTGCGACCCCACTCCCGATCTGGCACAGGCATCTTTTCCAGCATGCGCCGGACCTGGGATTCCGAGGGCATTACCCCGGACCAAGCCTTCTTAAATTCTCTGTACGCTTCGGAAATTTTCGGATTTTGCGGCTTCTGGTAGAAGGACAGGAAGGCGGGAAACCATTCCGGCACGCGCATGTCCGGGCCAGGATGCTTGGGAGCGAGCGCGAGTTCCCCTCCTTTTTCAAATGCCTTCAACCACCTGTAGATCGTGGGATAGGACAGGCCACGATCCGCCGTGCCGCCTACCTTGTCGTTGGCTGCAAGGGCCTTTTGCCGAATGCCTTCATCAAGCGTGCCCTCGCGCCAACCTTTTTCAAGAGCCAGAATGGCGTTTCGCTTGCTCATCATCATGGCCAGCCGGCAAACTTCGTTTATGATGCCCTTGCGGGCTGCCATGATGGCCCGTTGCTTCTCCGTGAGGTGGCCGGTATCCGCGAAGTCTCGGATTGCGGGATCGGCAAGGAAGGGAGCGGGACAAGTCAGGGAAGGGAGAGCCGGGACAGCACTGACGACAGCTGGGGCGGATGCGGACTCCTGGGGGAAAGGCTTGCTTATGAGCGCCTCCCCGATCGCGTGTCGTGTAGCCTTGGGCATGGATGCAATAATCCAGGCCTTCCCTCCGCCCTGGCCTGCGCGAGGGCGATATTGCCAGCCTTCACTATCTGCACGGCGGAGGATCGAGGACCTGACGGCCTCCAGAAGATACATCAGGTCTGCTGTTGAGAACGCATCAAGCATAAGAATTGCCCGGTTAATTAGGCTGCCGCTTGTTTTTCTAGATCAACTGGAAGGCTCAGATATTCTTGCGGGCAACCCAAATCGACTAGCTTCTTCAGTACGCGCCTGTTGTTCTTCCTGCCACGTATTGTATGTGAAACCATCGACGGAGTAATCGAAATGGACTTTGCAATAGAATTAACGCTAATTTCATTACTATCAAGCCATTCATAAATACGAAAAGACTGTCTAAACTTACCTGATGCCATACGAAGTCCCATGTTCTATCTCCTCTTCAAGCCTTCTAAGGACTTTCCTTTTTTGCTTCGACTCAATGCAGGCAAGCCCATAATTGCGTAAGCGCTTGTCCTCTGGCGTCATCAACTCACAACCATGCAAGCCAAGAATTAGGCAAAATGGGGCTAGGTTTCCTATGGCCAAGCAAAAGATGTGAAGAGCCAGGATGGACGGCAAATGCTCGCGATCCGCAGGATTCAACCACTTGTCCAGCGTCGGCAGGGAGAGACTCCGGGCGTTGCCCATGGTTAGCTTGACCCCAGCCGAAGCAGCGATCCCATTCATGCGGTCAAGAATCTGCTCACGCGAAAGGATGGGCCGAGCTTCGGACACGGCGTGCTGCATGGCGACCTTGATGGCGGGGTTGAACCCTGCCAGTTTGGCTTGGGCATCGCCGTGGGCGAGAAGGGAAAGCTGAATTTCTCTACCCATCATTCGCCATCCATCGAAAATCCCGTTTGCCGTCCAATTCTTGCCGTGAAGAGGACGTTGACCCGGTTTCAGGAGGCAGATATGGTTAATTTGTGCCGGGTCACGAAATGTCTGGGCATAAATTTGCCTAATTATGAGCGAATGTCAACGCTGAATTAGGCGCAACACTTCCATTTTTAGTAACAATCGCTTTGCCAAGGAATACCGAGATGTTAACGGGCATGGCAACGCGCAACACTTCTTGCACGGCAGGATCGCATGAGTATTGCCAAGAAAATCACCGCGCTTCGCGGAAAAGAATCGCGGACGGCGTTTGCTTCCAAGCTTGGGATTAGCCCCAATACTCTTCGAAACTACGAAACAGGGCTCTCTCTGCCTAATTCTGACATGCTTGCCAAGATATGCTCAACGCTCCATGTCGACCCGGGCTGGTTACTGCTTGAGGGCGAAGACATTACGAGGTTGGCAAGCGTGACTGACTATCCGGCGCATAGGACGGCCGACTCAAGCGATGAGGGGGGACATACGATAGACCAGGAAGATGATGAGGACGTTATGGAACTCCCTCCGACGTCCACCATTGAAGACAATAGGGAGTTGTCGACAGAGATTGATAACCTCCTAAATGAAATAAGAAATAAGTATAGAGCTGACTTCATGAAATACAAGTCTGGATTCGATTATATTCGAATAACCGAGGCTTTTTCGATACCATCTGATGCGAAATACACTATATTCCCATTGTGGCCTGAAGCAATGGGGAAGGTTGTATTAGAATACTTGAGGCTTAGAGTAAAACTGCTAGAAACTGACGGACTAGAATCTTGGCGTAAAGCTATAATCATGATCCCGCCAGATGAAGAATTAAATAGGCGAGAGCTAGAAGTATTTAGAAGATTTAAGCTGAAGCCAACGAGCAAGGATATTGTCGCATGGTTTTCTAATTTTTTCGGAAAAGATACAAAATTAAAGAGGAGTAGATTCTGCAGGTTTGCTTTTGTTGTTTATGCAGAAGAATATCTGTACAATATGATCGAGGCAAATCAGAAGTAGTAACAATAATTATGACAAGGCCCAAGATACACCACTATATTCCGCAGTTTCTTCTGCGAAACTTTACAACAGATGGAAAGGTTTTTGTTTTTGACAAGAAGACGCGGAAATCTTTTAGGACAAACCCACGCAATATTGCCTGCGAGAAAGGTTTTAACGAGTGCACTGTTGAGGGAAAGACGTTCAGCCTTGAAGAGTATTTCTCTAGACTTGAAACGCAGTGGGCCCCTATCATAGAAAAAATTGTAAGCAAAAAAGACATTCTTTTCTTGACAGAAGGTCAGCGTGCTGTAATTTCGCAATTCATTGCGGTCCAAAGTGTTCGCACGCCGCGTATTCCTGCACAAATGGATGATTTTCGCGAGAAAGCTACAGAGATCGTGAAGTACCATCTGGGCGAAGCCCGCTTGAGTGAGGTTATCCCTCCAAAAGATAATGATTTTGACAAATTAACGCATTTGCGACTTATCCTCGATTTGTCAAAGGAGCTTGCTCAGTATGTGTTTAATATGGACTGGATATTGCTAGAAGCGTTCCAGACTGTGCCATTTGTAATTGGAGATTCTGCAATAACTATGTCAAACGAATATGAAAACGGGCCTTATGGTAATATTGGATTTGCCGTTAAGGGGATAAATGTCTCCATCCCGCTCTCTCCTGACTTGGGATTACTATGTATTTGCAAGTCATATCTGTTTGAGTTTGAGCAAATGATCAAAAAAATTAACGCCATAAAGGCGATATCTCCTCATGCTCTTCCAAAAGACAAAGAAGAATCTGCTCGCAGTCTAGGGGAAATTATTGATGTATTCAAGAATAAAAGAAAATCCGAATGCTTACAAGACAACATGACATATTACAATGCCAACCAAACATTGTTTTCAGAGCAATATGTTTTTTCAAACAAGAATGACTTCAGCTTGGTTGAGTCAATCCTGGATGAGACCCCGGATGCCTCATGCGGAATGCGTGTACGCAGGGCTTAGAAAGCGAAAATAACCATTTCTCTGGCATTTTTGTATCAAAATCTGTGCAAAAGCCTTCCATTACCGGGGAGGCGATCACTTTGGCACTAATGAGAAAGGTAGGCGAAAGGCCGAAAAGGCCCGCCGCGCCTGCGTTTGCGGGCGACGACGGGCACGAAGAGGATTTGGCACGGATTGATTGAAAATGGTAGAAAAATGCGCGGCTTTTGGCACGAGAATGAAAGGCTTTTGATGGGCTAGCGCACGTACTCGCGGCAGCTCCAAACCACGCGGCCGATAATGCGCACCGTGCCGGCCAGGTCGCCGTTCATGTCAACTTCTATGGGCGCATAACGCTCGTTGCGACTTTGTAAAACGAGCTTTCCCGGGATTCTAAGCAAGTATTTCAGAAAGACTTCTTGCTCTAATCCTACCGCGAACATGCCGCCGGCTATTATCTCACGCTGACTTTCGTCTATCAGGACAGTGTCTCCATCTTCTACAACAGGCTCCATGCTGTCGCCAACGACGTCCATAAGAACCATTTTCTTGGGACGTCCCTTCCTCTTTAGAAATTTCGTCCTAAACGCATAATACCCTTTCACTTCCCCACTGGTTTCCAGACTGCCGGTGCCTGCGGTCAGGCGGGCCTTGACCTTGGGAACCAGAGTCAGGCCGTGCTCTGGCGCGTCTTCCTCGGAAATGAAGATCGGGGAGGCGGTGCGTTCTTGCGCCTCTGTGGGCGCGGCCTGCGCGGCGTCACGGCGCATGGGGCCTGTCCCGTAGAAAAGCCAGTCGGCCGAAACGGAAAACCCTTTAGATATTCTAGCTACCCACACCGGGGGGATTTGAACGGTTCTCTTGGCCGCTGAAATAGCACCTTGTTTAATTCCAAGGGCTTTTGCCAAATCCGTGTCCGTGGTCGTCCCCGTGGCTTGCTTAAGCCTATTGAGGACATCCAGGAATTCAGCGGTTGCAGCTTTTTCGTCGAAAGGTGCAAGCGAAGCTGCAAGCATCGTAGATTTCCCTTCTATCGGTTTTGCTAGCAAAAACAATGAATTAACTGCATTGCTACGGAACGCATAGAAATTCTAAGCTGAAAGCAAAATTTCTGTTGACCGTAACTAGTTATGCCTTTAAACACGTTGAACAAAAAGTGCACGATATCGCCGTCGGCCATGACGTATTCCTTGCCTTCCTGGCGCAGGACGCCGGCGGCGCGGCATTTGGCCTCGGTCTGG